GATGAGAATGGAAAGATAAAACCAGGACAAGGACTTACTGGTGATGCATTAGCTATTATCCAAAAGTTTAGTTTTAAAGAAACTATTAAAGGTCTCATCGACGGTGTATTTGCTATCGGTGAAGCTGCATTTAAATGGTTTGGGGATTTGTTCTCTGGTGAGAAGTCTATTGGAGAGTCAATGTCTATCTTATGGAAAGCATGGCTTGGCGCATCAGCGGATATAGCTAGCTGGGTTTGGAACAAGGCAATTGCTCCTATCACCGAATGGTTTGCATCTAAGTTGGGTATTGATCTGGATCTGCCCGAACTTAATATCAGAGAAATGCTGACGAACACGTACGACAGAATTAAAAATGGCTTTATGGCGTCTATGGAAAACCTGGCAATTTGGTTTATGACAATGCCTAAAAAGATTGGCATGTCTTTAGAAGAAGAATGGATCTATGCAGTTGCAAAACTAAAAACAGGTTTTGTTGAGTTTGGAAATTGGGTGTCAACTCTACCAAATAAAATATTGCTTAACGCATTAGAGTCGATTGCTAGTAACCCTTATACAGGATGGATGGTACCTGAGAGCGCGTTGAATGCTCAAAGAAATGCTATATCCAATAAGAGTTCGGGGCTGGCTGCATCTCTTGAAAGAATTGACTACTCAACAGCGCAACAGCTTGGCGATCTAAATTCTAGACGTAGAGATCTAGAGAACTATGAGCAGCAGCTGCTTGATGCTAGAACTTATAACAGCACTACTGTGAACTCTGGTGGCATTGTCATGGATGCGACAACTCCCACCACTGATCCTCTCGGTGGTGGGAGCGCTTACGCATTTGTGGGTGGTAGGTAATTAGTCCTCTGCAGCCAACTTAGCGAAGTAGCTCATTGTATCATCTTCCATACCAGACTCTGCTGTAGCAATCTCTGGTTGAGGCGCTCCAGCCATATCAGGCTGAGGTGCTGATGGAAACTCAGGAATCTCATCATCAAGTTCCAATGAAGCTGCTTGCTTCTGAGTACGAGGAGCTTGCTCACCAAGAACCATAGCCAAACGAGACTTGAGCTCATCATAGGTCTTGTAGTTCTTTGGATCGGTAAACTCCGTCATATCATGCTGCTTACTATACAACTCCTCCATAGCATCATCTTCACCAATAGCTGATGGAGACTTGAATGAAGAGGCATCATAGTTAGGATAGCCTTCGACCTTACGGATCTTAACAGTAAAGTCTGCACCTTCCCACATGTCGAATGGATTAACAGGCTTCTCGTCTGGGAACTGAGGTTGCATGCTGTCCATAATCTTATCAAAGATCTTCTTACCAAAACGATACAGTTTGATCTGTCCTTCGTTCTCTGGTGCAGATGGATCTGAGATAATCAGTACATTAGCAACATAACGCAATTGACGCTTACGTTGACGTACTGTAGCTTTGTCAGCTTCGATACCAGTGTTCCACATCTTACTGTTTAACTCTGAGAGAGGATCTTGCTGACCAATAGAAGTCAATGACTTCTCAATGTACCACTGACCAGTTGGGCCTTTGAATGCATGGTCCCAGTAGCGGACCCATGGAGTGGCTGCTTCTGCATCTCCTGGCAAGAAGCGAATCACAGCGTAACCATTGCCAGCCTTATCTCGTGTAGGCTGCCAGAACCGAGGGTCATCTGACTGTCGTTTAGTTTGACCTCCAGTAGCTTGCTGTGCTTGTTCTACAAGTTTACCGAGGTCTGTGCGGTTACGTTTTAGTGCTGCGAAAGACATATGTATTCTCCTTATTAAATATGTATCGTATGTTTGTATGTTCGTATATTATACTACATTATATATGGCTAATCAATAGGTAATTGATTGCCACGAGGAAGAAAGTTGAGATTCATAGCCTCAGCTTCCAACTTGTCTTTGATAACTGGGGAGATGAACTTACGCACCTCCTCCAGCTCAACTTCGTTTTCTTCACACAGATGTATCACTGCATCCATGTAGGTCAGGCGCTTTTTAGTTACTGCGCCTTCAATTAACTTGGCAAACTTTGCCTTAGTTAAGAATTGTTTATCAAGCATTCTGCTCAGCCATTTCTTTTGTATAGAGCCCAATGTCAGGATAGTAATGTCCCACACTGCGCTTAGGTGTTCCGTCCTTGTTGTATGCCATAACATACACGCGATGAGAGATCTTACTCTGCATCTGTGATCCATAGAAGAAGTCAAGATAGACTCCATGACGCAGATACGATTCAAGGTTAAAGACGTACGTTTCGATCTGCTGATACTTCGCACGCTCCTTAGAATCTTTAGAGGTCTTGAAGTCACGAAGACTTGCCAACAGTTCTTTGTTCTCTTTGATCCAAGAACGAACCTTAACCAGCGACAGAGGATTATCATCAGGCAAGTTACGAACATTCTCAGCAATGAGTTTGTTCTGTGATGGACCTTTGCTTGCACGAGCAGCAGCAAGACGATCAGCTGCGGCTTTCTTCTGCTCTTCAGTCATCACACGCTTCTTACGAAACTTCTTTGCTGGCTTACGGTCAAGACCAAACTCTTCTAAAGCCTTAGCTTTGTTAGCAGCCTTAGTAGCTTTCATCTTAGCAACCTTGGCTGCCATTTCTTCTTCTGTCAACTTTCTACGTGCCATGAGCACCTCCATCATAATATAAAACTATTATCCCACCTTATTGGAATAAAGTCAACAGTTAATTTTCATCCAATGCCATTATTTCCCATTCTCCATTCACTTTCTTTGCGCGGACGAAGTTGTTTTGGATCAGATAGACTATAGTATCATTAATAACAGTCTCGTCTTTGTTTCTGCTGTAATTGTAACCTACCATAAAAGCGCAGACAGAGATGCCAGCTAAACATAGCCATTGGATGATAATTGGATCAGGCATAAAGATCTCCTATTTTGTGATAGTATTTATCACGTAAACGAAACTACGTTTTCAACCCGAAAAGATCTAAATGCTCCTTTGTTGATATCCCATGCTCGGATAACATTTTCATTAATCTGACGAGCGGCTGGCTCTTCACCAACAGTCGACTGATACTTTTCTGGAAGGACATCTTCCTGGAGAGTGCATTGCATATCGCGTTCGTCCCCATCTACCTTTTTAAAGATTACACGACATGTGCGCTGTCGTAGTTGCTCAAGCATTTCAGTGCGGTTCATATTGTTCTCCTTAATCCCAATCGTTGTCAAAACGCGTCGTCGCGCGGAAGGTTTCACCATAATATTGTTCAGCATACGCTGACGCATCCGTCCAATATCGCTCATCACTTTCAACCTTTCTTTTCTCTTCGCGAACAAAACGAGCCTCTTGAGCTTTCAGTTTCTGAAACCGCTTAGAGGCAGCTTTAATCATTTCCAATCTTTCAGCTTTACTTTGCATACCAACCATTCTCCTTTAGACGTTGTTCGAACATTATCTTCTCTTCTGTCGATAAAGTCAACTCTGTTTTTCTACATTTGTTAACAAATTCGCGAAGAGTCCAAATTCCCATACCATTATTGACAACACTGTAATGTTTAGCATCACCAAACTTATCGTTCTTATAAATCATCCCCAATCCTTCCAATCTCGATTGACGGTTTCATTATACTCGAAACCAGCATAATACTCAAGCAATTCTTGCTCGGTCATATCAGCTTTTTCTACACGTTCAGAAGTAATAGAATCACCAACATAGTAATGAGGCTGTATGCCACGATGGTAATAACTGTCAGCCGATCCACGATCGAACGGACCTCCATGGCGGACTGTTTCAGACTTTGCAAATGTGACATCTAGGTCAACTCCTTTATATGTGAAAATTTCCATTATACTTGCCCTCCCAGAGTTGCAAACCCATCAGAGTCTTGTAAGAACAACTCATCCATATGAGTATCAAGAGCCTTCTCTTCGCGAGCGATATTATCGATTAGATCACCGATAATCATATCAAGCTCAACTTGGATATCAGACTTGCTCATGTTGAATGTATTCGAGCGACGAAGAACACTAGCAAGTTTATTCTTGATTGTGATTGCATCTTGGATGTCTTTGACGATAAGCATAATAGATCTCCTTCTTTTGATATACCCTTATCCCCTATTGTGAGGATAAGGTCAACAGTTAATTTGATCTTTTTATTAAAAACTTTCTACGATAGCTGCTGCTACACAGAGACATACGAAGAACGCTGAACAAAATACAAAAGCTCCCATTATGCTGCTACCTTTGGATTGTGGGAGAATGCTACAAACCCCATTGGAGCAATAACTACTACTGTACCATCTTCAGCAACAATAACATCTCCAACTGAGAGTGAAGACATACGACCTAAACGCTCGATGTTTTGATCAGGACCGATGTTACCAACTTCAAAGCAATCGTTGTAGTCTGCAGCTTCGATGTTAGCAACATGAGTGTAGTAACCAGCTTCAAATGCATCGGAAGCAAGACCACCAATTTTATTGCCTGAAAAATCCATGTTCATTTTATTCTTAGCAGCAAATGCTGGGACAGCATTAAAGTCGCCACTTTCGTTAACCAAGTTGCGCTGAGCTGATGTAAGTTGGATTTGGTATACTGCGAATTTCATCATGTGTTCCTTTTCATTTCCTATGCCCCTTTATCGGACATAAATAGACAAAGGTCAACAGTTAATTTAAGAAAGACTAAAAAAATGTCAGATTTATTTGATTTTGGATTCACAGCTGTGGATGAGGATGAGCTGGATGCTGTGCAAAAACAGCAGCAGAAAGCGGCTGAGATTGGTGCTGATGCGGCTAAAGCAGCTTCTGCAGCTAATGACAGACAGGAAAGATTAGACAAGTTGTACAATGCTATTGTGCCATTGCTGAACAATCTAAAGAAGAACCCAGAGAAAGATTACATTCTCTGGCCCAATCGTCTAGCCAAGGTAGAAGAGTTTGAAGATCATCTACAGAAGATTTATAACGGCTGAAGTTTTAGATTGCTATCATACTTAGCAAAGCTCCACCCACACTCCTTCATTGTACCAATCCCAACTCTCTTAGCTATCATAGCTCTTTGCCTCTGACCTGCTTGGCCATCTGCATAACCCAAGTTGTTGTACTTGAACCCCTGAGGCATTGCTACAGCCATAATATTCTCATGTGGTGTTGGGCCACCATATCCATTGTTAAGAAACTCTTTAAGGAATGGCATAAACTTTTGCATAATATAGACACGATCTTTCATGTCTAGCTGCAGCTGGTGAAGAGTTTCGCTTTCATATCTCCACGAAACTTCAACAAGCTCAATATCGTAGTTGGCTCGTTCGTCTAGTCTTAGATTCTCATAGACTCCAGCGCATTGCTCATATGACTGTTTTTCATTATGACAGAGAGAGAATAAGAAGTCTTCCTTCTTTTTATAAGCAAAGTATCTTGCGATCAACTTGACTTCATCACCACTGTCTAAAGGAATTACTATCTGATGCTCGTATCCTGTGGGTGGCTGATATTTTTCCATCCACTCCATTAAGAATTCAACTTTATTAAACATTGTAATCCTTACTCAGATGGTTGTTCCATCTCCAATACTTCAATGCGGCTCTCGAGAAGCTCCATATCATCTTCAATTGCAGCATTTTCTAACTGCTGGTTTGCATATAGAGCTGAATGAGCAGCTGCTGTTTTAAGAATAGTTGATTCATGAGATTCTAAAACTTTATTAATCTCAACAATCTCAATTTGTTGGACAATTGAATGTGCTACCAACTCGTCAATGTGGACTTGTTGTTTTTTAATTTCAGTATCCATTGCCACCATTGACAAGAACCATATTACTGCGATTTCCATTTTACTTTCCTTTTTGTTTTGGCAAAGGTGCTAAGAATCGAACTCAGACTTACGGATTTGGAATCCGTCGTGATACCATTTCACCACACCCTTATTATTGGCGAACACGGGAGGACTCGAACCCCCGACCTAGTGCTTAGAAGGCACTTGCTCTGATCCAGCTGAGCTACGTGTCCATTGTCTTTATTTCTGAAACTGAACTACGTATCGTTGACCGTTTATATAGAAACGAATTGTAGAGTGGCTATAAACTTCAATCGCTTGATTTTGATACACGGTGATGTCAGAGCATTGACGCTCGAGACGATATCCAGAAACACGACGTTGGTTACCTTTATCTGCAGCAATGATACCGCCAATGACGGCACCTGCAGCTGCTCCATTGTCTTTCCCAGTAGCACCCTTACCAAGCAAGCCACCGATAATCATTCCACCCAGAACATCAGCTCCAGATGCCCCACCACCTTGTTGGTAGATGGGAACTTCAACGTCTTGGCATCTCCGTTCGGTGACAGGATTAGATTGAATAACAGTCTTTGTATGATCAAAGACTTTTACATCATTTGCCTTATCAGCAAACGCTGGCGATGTCATCATTGAGATTGCTGCAATTGTTAGTGAAATCTTTTTCATTTCTGTACTCCATTAGGTTCATCTTCTACCCAGATGTTAATTTTTACAATGTTGCCGTTTTCTTTCTTAATATAATACTCAACTTTGGCATCATTAAGCATCTTACGCAATTGATCAATAGTCATTCAATTACTTCCATTCCATCAATATTGGCTTGCAACCAACCACGATCGATAGCATGATGAACAATCATATCATTATAAGGTTCATCAGTATTCCACAAGCCTTTTTCCAAAGCCCAAGATTTTAAATCAAGTTGAACATCGATTGATTGCATACCTTGAACAGGCTCAGCGTAAATACGTTCAATTTCTTCTACAGACATTTCAAAGCCATCGCGGGTTTCTTGAATCCAAGGACGCATTATGCAGCCCTCCGAGCTTTGAGGAACTGATCGATCATATCATTGAAGAAAGAATCATATTGATCTTCACCCAACTTCTCATTCCACTTGTCAATGCAAAGGTCAGCATCAACATAATCCCAGATGACAGTTCCATCAGGTGTTTGGTTTTCATAGCTGTTTGCATATGTGTCGAAAGCTTCGATGAACTTTGAATCTATCATTGTAATCTCCTCATTTGATATAATAGTTATACAACATAGTCAAACAGATGTCAACAGTTATTTTGAACTATTTTTTACCAGTTCAACCATGCTCATAGCTCGACCTAGTGTTGTAATATCCACTTCGGTCACGCCGCTCCAATCGTTGTCCAGAATTCTCCGACACACTTCTGCTACCGTCATTCTCTAACCATCCTCTTAAATTTTCACCTACAACATCATCACATGGATCGTCACAAGAGTCAACCATCTTTAATATCCTGGCTGTGAATAGTCTTTGTGTTCTTGTACATTGCCATACCGTCTGCACCATATGCAGGGCAAACTGAAATAAATTCCGGTAAGCCCATTTCGTCCTTTTCTCCGCCTTCGCCGCAGATAAAGTAAACACCTTCAAACTTATCTGGGCTCGCATGTATAAAGATTTTCTTCAACAATTCAAACTGTTTGAATTCTTTTTCAGTAATTTCAACCATCTTTACCCCTTAATGCGGCTACTGCGCCTT